CTAGTTGTTGCTTCCACTGAATATACGCTTTCACTTGAAATTACTTCACCAAACACAGTCCTATTATCTCTATCTAAGCAGAGTACAACTGTATTAGTATCATAACCAGTAGGAGCAAGAGTAGTCTGATTCATTAAAGTAAACAGCTTATCCTCTATTGTTCCTATAGCAGAAGATCCTAATCTTCTATGACCATATATGGTAAAAATTACCTGAGATTTAATTATGATGCTTCCAGTGTACAATCCTGCAACTGGGGAAGATTGAACCTCAAAAGTTAGCAAGGGGAGATCTGCATCATCCTTACCTTCCATCTCAAAAATTCTACCTCCTACTGCTGTATACAGAGAGGAAGCAGATTGATCTGCTGTAAGCTTAGTATAAATAGCATTAGTAATAGCTTGTGCCATATTACCTCCTAAAACCTAAATTGCCTTTTAGCAATTTTAATAATTTTTTCAGCAGATAATTCTTTTTTAATATGAGCTATGGCTTTTTCCTTCCAATATAACCCATCTTCCATGTAGTCCCTCTTACCTTTTCCGCTTTTATCTATAAGGTGAAAAGCATACATGAGATTGGAGTAAACTTCTGCAACATACTTACCCCTACTTTTTTTCTGGATTTTACTAGAAGCAAACCATGATCTAGCAAGATTTCCAGTATCCACAAATGGAATACTACTTCCTTCTGGAGAGGGAGAATTTCCACCAGAGGAATTACCCGCACTACCCAGAGCAGTACTTAGGTCTTTTCTAAATATGCTTGCAGATTTAACTAATTGTTGTCCTATTGCTTGGGTAATAGATCTCTCAAAAGCATCCCCAAACCATTCAGCATTTACTTTAGTCATTACTCAATCTCCACTAATTCAACAATCCTCTTCTGCATATGATTATCTTTATGGAGCATCAGTGATCTTCTAGATCCTGTAACTTCAAATACTCTAGTAGTACCTGAATCTGAATCATAGAATTGTATTCTGTCTTTGTGATTTATTGAAATCTTAGGAGATAGGTATCCTCTAGCTGTAATCTTTCCTCTAGGTCTACCACCCTCTACTACTTCATCTGAACCTCTAGGAAAGATAGCACAATCTACATTACTCTTAGAAACCGCAAAAGTTCTAATAGGAAAGCCACCAGAATCTACAGTTTCTGTAACAGTTAGAAGATCACACTTCACCCCTAGAGATTGAATCATTCCCTTCAAGCTCATTCAGCATTTCTCCTATATGGGTACATTCTTTCCATTTGATCATCTCTTAGCTCTACTGCTGACCTTGTTGCATAAGAATACCCATCTAGAGATTCACTTGCTACCGTTAAATCGTGCTTACCTTGATGGTATGCAACACTTGTCAATTCCCAACAGACCTCTTGCAATCCCATCGGTACAGAATCAAACTGATCATACCCTGCTGTATAATCCACAAATATATTATGAGATCCTCTAGGATAAACTAAAGCATTAGGATCAAATGGATACCACTGAGACTCTGATTGAGCAGACAGAAGATCTATTCTTCCAGTTTTTTCATCTAATCGGTAATCTGCATCTGTTGATTTTAGGTAGTAAAGTTGAGCAGAGTTAGTTAAAGCATCTTGCCCACCCTGCCTCATTAGCTCATCTGTTAATACTGTGTTGCTTGCTGTTGCAGTAAAACCAGTTGTAGCTGTAATTTGTGTAGCCATTAAAGCAGTAGTTTTATAGTCTGTAAATGCTAGTGATGTTTCTGTTTCTGCTCCTGCTGAATCCCACCTCTTCAAAACGATCTTATCATCCTGTACTTCTACAGTAGCTCTAAGATCTGAAGCTGTTGAAGCTGTAACAGAAATTGCATTCTCTCTATCCCATCCAATTCTTCTAATACTTGAAACAGGAAAATTAGGTATAGATAATGTTCCTGTACCAGAACCGCTAATAAACTCTTTATAGTTCTTAGTTATAAAAGTTCTCTGGCAAAACTCCTCAATCCTGCTAGTAGCAGAATCAAGCAACTCAGTTAGCAACCTATCATCGTCTGAGGTACTTATTCTTAAATACCTTTTAACTGCTTGAAGTGAGGTTATAGATGTTGCTGAAGTTGCCATTGAAATCCCTTATTCAAACTTGAGCGTAGGGGCAGGAGAGATTTTCTCTCCCACCCCATTTATGCTCATCAACCTAAACCCCTTGTAATAAGGGAGTTAGCTTAGGAGGAAGCTGTTGCTAGTGCAACAAATCCGCTACCGTCATGTACTTGAATGTCATATCGTGATGTTGCACGGATATTAACTTGATCTTCTGCGAAGTTTACATGGTCGCTTGTTGCGATCTGTATACCAGAACGATCACCAAATACTACTGCATCCATGAAGTTCCCAAAGTAACAAGAATCAATATCTACTGCTGTTGCAATAGGAGCTTGATCACTAAAGTTAACAGGGTATCCAAGGAATTGGACACCTGTAGAACCAACTCCAAGACTGTCAATGGTGTTACCACCCGCATCTGCAATTAGGCGTAGGACAACCTGTGAATAAAACTGACGGCTCATAACCCAACTGGCTCCATTGTGATATTTATCGCCAAGCGTACCAACAGTACTTACAAGATTTGCCAAAGTAAGCGATGCCCAAGTAGTACCCGCACCAGTTACAAAGCTGTGAGCTTTATTTTTCAAACCAGTAACAGAGCCAAAAGCTGAGGTTCCATCGCCTTGGATAAATTCTGTATCTTCTCGAATGCCGAGGGCTCGCCCCATATAATCTGCCAAGGTGTCGGCGAGGCTGAATAAAGCATCGGCACCTAATTCATTTGACCACTTCATGAGGCAAGCTCGTTTAGTGGCGGTAAGACCTACATTGCCCCATACAGCACTACTTTCAGTTATTGCTGAATTTTCAGCAGGATAATAAACTGTTGAACCACTTGTTAGGGAAGGAACATTAAGAGTATCGGCTGTCATAGGGAAAGTTCTACTAACTTTTCTAGCTACCCCATATTCTTCTCTCACATCTAAAATGGCTTGCTCTAACGGATCAGGCACTAAGAAACCACCGGCACTATTTGTACCTTCAGATTGTGCTTTCAATCCCGATGGAGCGTTATTGTTCCACCATTTAATTGAAGCAGGTTGTTTTAGAAGTTTAGCACCAATCCATTGAGCTGAAATATATTGATCTTCTGCTGATTGGAATCGGTCTGATTTTCTACTACTCATTTTGATAGAAGCACCAGAAGTAGGTAAAGCAACTTGCTTTTTACCTTTAGCTAGTTCTTCTCGGATTGATCGTCTTACTGTAGCTTGCATATCAGCTATAGCTGTTTCATCTGCTTGGATTTCTGCAACTTCTTCAGTAGCTTCTTCAACTTCATCATCTAGTGGCATGCCCATATGAAGAGTCAAATCAGCAGGATCACCATCTGCAAAAATTGTTTCCATACTGAGGGCATCTCCTTCAGCATTTAATAATGAGGCATCTCCTAACCATGCTTCAACCGCTTTAAGATTACCAGTACCTTTAAAAGGTGCTGATACTCCTAGTTGTTCGCATTGAGTTTTGCTCAAATTGCGAATCTGTTTTAATAATTGTTTCTTGTTCATTTTTTGTTTCTCAAATAAAATTACATTTCTAATAAAAATATCATGCTTCTAATATCGTATCCAACCCGCATCAGCTTTGGCTCACTTCAATCTTAGCGATATACACTAATTTAATTATAGACATCTCTGTCAATAAACTCTTCCCTGCAACCTCTGTATTTCTAATCTAGTCATTTTTGCAGGATCAATTTTCTTTAATCTGGTTTTGTTGGAGGGTTGTAGCTTCAGGGTTTTCCTCTCAGAAAATCCTTCAATAAGCAACCTACTCTGCCTAATAGCATCTAGATTAAACCTACCACCCTTAGTAATAAACCCTTTTTGAACAGCTACTATTAAAGCATCTTCATTCATCGGGAGAGGAGCAAATGAGTACTCTAGTAATCGGCTCTTGCTTACTACCCTCTTTAATTCATTACCTGAAGTTCTAAAAGTTTTAAGATCCTTCCCTGTAGGGTGGCGAGTTTCTAAGTAGGAAAAACCTATAGAAATTCCCTTACATAATCCAGAAGCTACCAGAGCTAAAACTGCATCTGGACGCCATTCTCCAGTATGTCCATCTGGTTTTTCAGGAAAATAAGTACTTGCCATTACTCCTCTATCAGTAACTTCTAAAGATTTATTTATGGCTACAGGATCTGAGTAATCATGATTCCAAAAAACTGTGCCGGTTTTAGAAAATCGTGAGGTTTGTATTCCTTTAGGAAGGACTACCTCACCCTCCTCATCAACACAATCTGTAGTTATATAAGCTGTACAGGTTCTAGATGGTATATCTGCATTTAGATTAGCAGTAAAATCTTTTTGTTGTGTTCTCTCACTCATTGAGGTTTCCTTCCATACATTTCTTCTAGCTTCCTAATCTGCTCGTTAGCTTGATCTCTTGTTATCTTTTCTTGATTTAATTTAGCAAGAACAGCATTCCTAGCTTTTTCAAACTCTTGCTGTCTAGTACCTTCAATTAAATCCTTCTCATCAAATTCATCATCGTCATAAAGAACCTCAATAGTCCTACATCTACAATTAGGATGGAGAGGAGCAGTTTGCAAATCTCTCCAGATTTCCATTCTTTTCCCTGAAGGAGTTATTAAAGGTTCTCCATTAGCTGAAGCAAATACTTCATCTAGTCCTATAGGATTTTTATTTAAACCCGCAAGAGTTTTACAAAACTCACAAGCCCCTGCTGATACTTGCCATTGTTTACCCTTCACTACTCCAGATTGTTTCCAACCTTCCAACCTTCCTATTTCATTGATCATTGCTACCTCTGTTCTAACTATCATCTCAGCTCTACCAACCTTCCAACCTTCCTATTTCATTGATCATTGCTACCTCTGTTCTAACTATCATCTCAGCTCTAGCAACAATAGGAATTATTCCTGTATCAGGTTCTTCTAATAGTAGAGATTCAATCTCTCTTTTAATCTCATCGGTACTCATACCATGCCTCATACCTAACTCAATCTTACTCCTCACTTCTCTAGGAGTTCCAACTATTAGAGTTTCTTTTAACTGGTCTACATAATCTGTAATGGTATTAGCTAGAAGGGGATCTAACTTATTAAATACTAAACCTGTACCTAGCTTGTCTAGTTCTAATTGTCCAGATTGTAACATTACTTCATTTACAAACTGGGAAGAAGCTTTTTCTATTTCTTGATTAGCCATAGCACTGGTAATAAAATCACCCGCCATACCACCATCTAACCAACCCATAATCTCAGATTTAAAAATCCTAACTAACTCAGATTTAAAATCACCTCTGAAAATAGAGGTAAGATCCATCATCTCACCCCATTCTATATTTCCTCTATCTA